GCATAGGTGGTACAGCAAATCCGCCTTTACCATCGTCAATTTGAACAGACTTCATCATTGAATTCCATTTTTTACTGACGCTCAACTGTGTTGATTTCATAGTAATTAAAGCTGGACTATATCCACCTTGTTTGTTTTCTACCATTACATAGTAATAAGCAGTCTCTTCTAAATAGTTACCGTTTGGTAATCTAATTTTAGAGCCTTCTCTCTTACCTGTTTGTATTACCGGACTTCCTGGTGAGTGAGTTGCTACAGGCGCACCTGGACCATCTCCTCTATCAGACCATTCCGGATAGTCTTTTTTATAGTAGCAAGGAATAATCTTGATACCTTTTTTACCATCGTATAACTCGCTGGTAACTGTATTATAGATCATACCAGGTTTGGCACCCTCTATAAATTTACTATCACCCTCTGTTACTTGTGGTGAAAGTTGTCCCAAGATTCTGATAAACGGTAACGCCATATCTTCTTGCGTCATGTTTTCAAAACCTTTTTGTAGATCATCTCCGAATAACGAAACTGATCCTGTGTTTTTAGCTTTTATTTCATTAGCCATTATACATCCTCCATTTATTTTTTCCGGCTGATTTTTGTTTCGTCCTTAATCCAAAGACTAAAGACATCAGAAGGCATGTCAAGGCCGGCCTTGACACGCTCCTCATATAGAGCTGTTAATGTATTCCACGCCACATCAGATTTCTGCTGCGGAGTAAAACCATTAGCAACCGCAAGGTCCACCAATTGGTTCGCCTTGTTATCTTCTCCTTTACCAAAACTTACAGAAACATTATTTTTAATAATATCTCCTAATCCCTGGTCTCGAAGCCATTGATAGGCACTCTCTCTTCTTAAATCATCTTTAGGAAGAGTAGCCCTAAATCTTTTCTTAACAGAAACTTTACTACCATCTGCTAGTTTAATTTCTGATAATCCCTGTTCTTGAAGAAGTTCTGGAATAATTCTAGAACCAATATCATCAGCTTCAGCTTTTTTAGCTTTTAGCTTTTCTTCTAGTTCTGTTATTTCATCTTCTTTTTCTTTTAACATAACACACTGCTTTGCAATGTCTGTTATCTCAATGTTATCCAACATATCTTTTGTGTCTTCTAACATCATATTTTTTACGTCAGTCATTTTTTTCTCCTTTCTGATACATATCAAACTCTAATGGATAGTATCTATACTCACGTTTATCCCATTTCAACATATTAAATTGTCCGTTAGTAACATCACTAACAATTGCTGATGACAATCCAATAATTACTGGGTCACCCACTGCCAATAAATAATCATCCTTTTTAAAATCTTGCAAATTCTTTTTCATCTTTTGCACATAAGGTGCAGTAGAAAATATTGCCTGATCTCTATTAGGCAAACAAATTACAAGATATCCAAAGTCGGATGCACTTAATATATTTATATTAGGCGGTGGTTGTTGTATCACATAAACAAATTTTTCTTGTGGATTAGTTTTTAATAGTTTTAAAAAACTTTCCAAAGAACTAGGTTTATATAATTCAAATATTTTATTTTTCATTTCTTACTTCTTGACAAAGGATATAAAGATCATTATATCAAAAGTCAAGTAGAAAGAATAAAAAAATTATGGATTATAAATTTAAAACAAAGCCTTACGCGCATCAGTTAGTTGCATTATCTAAATCTTGGAACAAGAAAGAATATGGCTATTTTATGGAGATGGGTACAGGTAAATCAAAAGTGTTGGTTGATAATATGTCAATGCTTTACGACAAAGGTAAAATAGATGGTGCGCTAATTGTCGCACCTAAAGGTGTATATACTAATTGGTTGTCACAAGAAATACCAACACATTTAGTTAGGCATATTAAACCTAAAATGGTACTATGGACAGCAACAACATCCAAAGCAAAGGATAAAGAGTATCAACAACTATTTAAACCTGATTTAGACCTTCACATCCTTATAATGAATGTTGAAGCATTTAGTACAAAGAAAGGTGTAGAGTTTGCTTACAAATTTTTAAGAACTCATAAAACACTTATGACTATTGATGAGTCTACAACTATAAAAAATCCATCAGCCAAAAGAACAAAATCTATTTTAATGTTAGGTAAACATGCTAAATATAGAAGAATACTTACAGGTTCTCCTGTTACTAAAAGTCCTTTAGATTTATATAGTCAATGTGCTTTTCTTAATGAAAATTTATTAGATCATGGTTCTTATTATGCTTTTAGAAATAGATATGCTCGTATGGTGGATAGAAATTTTGGTGGTCGAAGAGTACAAATTGTTGCTAGTTATCAAAGACTAGATGAATTGGAGGATATATTGAAAGCATTTTCATACCGTGTACAAAAAGTAGATTGTTTAGATTTACCTAAAAAGATTTTTATAAACAGAACTGTGGAGTTAACTAAAGAACAAAACGAAGCCTATGCTACTATGAAATCCGCGGCCCTCGCTCAACTCAAAGGTAAGATGGCTACAGCTCCGCATGTATTAACACAGCTCATGAGATTACATCAGATTACTTGTGGTCATTTGAAATCTGATGATGGTCAAATTACAAATTTTAAACATAATCGTATTGAAGAACTAATAGATGTTATTGATGAGATGGAAGGTAAAGTTATTATCTGGGCTAATTATGTTCACGATATAGAGCAGATAACAAAAGAATTAGAAAAAGAATATGGTGAGGGTTGTGTAGTTCAATACTATGGAAAAGTATCATCAGAGGATAGACAAACCGCTATCAAAGAATTTCAAGATCCTAACTCAAATGTAAAATACTTTATTGGTAATACACAGACGGGTGGTTATGGTATTACACTTACTGCAGCTAGTAATGTTATTTATTATTCTAATAGTTATGATCTAGAAAAAAGATTACAATCAGAAGATAGAGCACATAGAATAGGTCAGCATAAGCCAGTAACATATGTGGATCTCATAGCAGAAAAAACTGTTGATGAAAAGATTATAAAAGCTTTAAGAAAAAAAATTAATATTGCATCTACGATTATGGGTGATACAGTCCAAGACTGGATATGAAACCTATAATTATAACTTTACTTTATCTTACTTTTGGTAATGAAATTAAGATGGAAACTTTTGAAATCAATACAACTTGTGATGGTTGGTTTCATACAAACGTGGCACAAATAGAGAATAAAAAGAAAACATTGTTTTCTGGCAGAACCTATCATATGTATAAAGATAAAAAAGTTATTGGTTATATATGTGCAGACGAACCACCACAATAATTAGAGATCAACTAATCCTGTTTCTCTATTAAGATATTTATATTCTATTTTGTGTATATCAAAATCATTCATTAATTTTTTACAAATATCTGTGTGATCAAACTCTCCGCAAGAGTAGACATCCATTTGCATTAATGCAGGTTTAGGTTCATCCCAAATATGCATTGCTATGTGTGATGTTTCTATAATTGCAACAGCTGTAATACCTCTATTACCAGGCATATTACAATACTTAACATAAGGACCCATAAACACTTTCATGTTTATAGATTCTATAAAACCCATCATCCATTCTTTTAATTGTTCTTCGTCTGTTGGTGGTCGACTAGCTTCGGCGCGAATAATAAGATGCTTATGCACCAGAAGACTATTTTTCATTGCTAGATATTTTCGTATTGAGTCTTACCAGCATCATTACGAAATGCTCGTAGCTTTTGTTTACGATTACCATCTTTGTTATATGATATGTGCAACCATCCGGACTCCGGTGTGCCAGTATAAAATTCTAAAATTGCTTGGTCAAAGTCTAGGTTATTTGTAGCCCATTCAAATAATTCTTTGTTATCTATAGAGTGACATTCGAAGTCTGCCGCCTGGCCTTTAGCATGTTGACTGGTGCTTACGCTGCCGATTGCCTGACAAAGCGCCTGTGAACGATAGCCTGATGATACACTTACAACGCCCCACTCATCTCTGATGGGTTGTAAAATATTTTCACAAAGTAACTTTAAATTTTCTATGTGTTCATCTGTTGGTGTATTATCAATACCCTTACGCTCCGCGGTCTGTGATTTAGTGAGCTCTCTTAAACTGAAGTTAGAACTTAATTTCATGTAAATACCTTATCTAACACAAAGACGACTGCAGTTCCCGCTACAGTCAAAAGAACCCAATAGAACTTGTCTATCTTACCGCCCAATTTTTCTACGTCTTGGTGTACGTGTGATAAATTCTTTTTGACGCCTGATATGTGTCCATACAGGGATAAAATATGTTCTCTTGTTGTTTTAGGTTTCATGCCCATAATTAGCCGTTATTAAATATTTCGTTTATTCTGTCAAGCTTTTGTTCTTGAGTTAATTGATTGTAAGGCAAGGTTATGTTTTGTTGTCCTACAAAACCTGGAGCGCTTTGAACATTTGCTGGTATATTACCTTGATTAACTGGACCTAAATTAGGAATAATAGATTGTCTAAACGGATTTGGTAAATTAGGAAATACATCTAAAGATGTAGGTGTTTGAGATAATATGTCATATAGATTATCAATAACATCTAAAGCTGAATCTAAAGGATTTCCAACTCCTAATCTTTCTGCATTTATTTCAAAAATTTGTTCAACATCATTAGACATTTTATAAGGTCTAAATTCTCCATCTATTAAAGAATTAAATGCTTTTCTCTCACCTCTTTTTATCATAATATCTTCTATCTTTCCTTCACCTAAACCCAGTGTTTGAGCTGCTTGTATATCTTTGTACATATTTCTATTTATTTCAAACAAAGCTCTATTTGAATCTATGTAAGCATCTACTACTTCTTCTGGTGTAACCTCGCCGCCTTTTAAAGTTCTTCTAGTAAAGATATTTCTAGATGCTCTTATTCCTTTTTTATAGTCTGTAACTTTATATGTAAGACCTTTTTCTGGATTAACTTCAACTCGTCTTAAACCCGTAATACCTAATATCTCGTTACCTAATTCAAACTGATCACCTCTTTCATTAAATCTACCTTTATTATCTCTTGGTATTATAGACATTCCAAGTCTTTCTAATTGTCTCCAGTTTAAAGGTAATTGTGTTTCTCCTAAATGAAATATTGATTTTGCAAAAGCATCACCAACACTATCAACGTCTAAATCATAAATTCTTCTACCTTGTGCATCAACACCACCTCTACCTAAAATAGGAGATACATCTTGTAAAGCCTCTGTCCACATAGATTCAGTTATAAAAGGCTCTCCTAATTCTTTTGTTGATTCTATTAGACCTAAAATAAAATCACCCATGATACCATCTTTATCTTCTTCTCCTCTAGTAACTGCATTAACAACTGTTTGAATAGGTCTTACTAAAGTGTCGTATGCATTCATGTGTGAAAAATCTATATATTCCATATTACCGTCTTTATCTTTAAAAGGTATTAATGTTGAATTTTTAGACCACTCTGGAACATATCTTCTCATAGCCTGTATTTCCTCTGCGCTTATATCATATATAGTTGACATAACAGAAACTAACCCAGCAGGGATAACTGTTGTTGTTGTAGCCATTCCAAATAGTCTTTGTAAACCTCTAGCTTTTAAAGGTTTAACTTCTTTACCATTAATTTTAACGGTGTAAAATATTTCATCTAAAGCTCTGTCTATAATATTTGTTCCTGTTCTTAAAATTTCTGCTGGAAAAGCTACGAAGTTACCAACTGGTAATCTTCTAATTCCTTTTACTGCCTCTGATACAAAAGCATAATTAGGAACTTGGTTTTTAACTAAATTAGCTGCTTCTCTTTTTAAATATTCATCATTAAATATTTGTTTAACACCATTAGGATCTATAAACTCCATACCTGCTTTTAAACCTGCTGTTTTGTATGCGTTTTCTAATCTAGATTTTTCTCCAAAGTATGTAAATATTTTCCAGAAATCGTCTTCAGCTGTATATGCATCTTCAAATCCTTTTCTTAAAGAAGACATTTTTTTTAAAAAAGTATTTACTCCATTAAAGTTAGATCCTACTCTATTTAATATAGAACCAAACTTTGCGTCTTCCATCAATCCCAACAAATCTCTTATTTGAACTTGAGAATTAACCACTCCAAATTCTAACAGCTCTTGATATAAAGGATTATCTTTTCTTATACCAAAACCTTGTAAAGCATTGAAAGCTTTTTTTACATCGTCTGTATTACCAAAAGGTAATAAACCATTTGCTCCAGCAAATGATGCAGCACTAATAAAGTTTCTAGCGTGTGTAAATGGAGCTAAAATTGTTTTAGCCATTTGTGCTGTAGCTTTAGGATAAAGAACTGTGTTTTGATATACTTGAGCTAAAAAACTATTAGATAATTCTTTAGTTTTTGTTAAAGCTTCAGCATATTCTTTAAATGCAACTTTTCCAGCGAGAGGATTTAAAAGATCATCTAAAGCATCCTCTTCAGCTTTCTTTGCTATTTTATCTAATTTACTTTTTGTTAAAGGTTTTCCGGTTTCCTTTGCTTTAATTCTTGCTTTTTCTAATGCTTCTAATTTAGCATCTTGTTGTTTAACAATTTGAGCAGCTCTTTCAGCTTCGTCTATAGGTTTTAATTTAGCAAGAGGATCTGTAAATTTTCCTAAAGCTGTGCCTTGAGCAGATCTGGCTGCTCTCCCTAAAATTTGATCATAGTTACGAGAATCACCTCCTGCTATTTTTCGTGCTACTCCAGTGTTGTCAAATAAAAACGGAATAGGAGGCTCCTTTCCGGTTTGAGGTTCTACTATAATTTTTTTTCCTGTTTTAGGATTTATTTCTTCATATCCCTTATTCCACCGATTCCAAGCTGTAGTTCTTCTACTATTTTCTCTAGCTAAATCATCCATGTATTGATTGAACCTAACTTGAGAAGATAAGTTTGCTGTTCCTTCAACTAATGTTGACATTGGATTTTCTTTTTTACCTAATAATTTTTTTATAACTTTTTGACCTTGTGGAGTAAGATCTTTTAAAAGAACATTACTTTGACCTACAATTTGTTTTTTAGTATTGGCTAAAGTATCAGCTACAGATTTAACATAAAAATCAGGAACACTTTTAAGAAAAACTTGACCCGCAGCTGCAGTGCCATCACCTAATAAAACTCCCTTGGCTAATTTACTTTCATCCCAAATTTCATCAGCCATTGTTGTAGCTTCTTGTTTAGTTAATTTAAGTTTACCTTTACTTTTATTTGCTACATCTTTCATAAAAGATTCAGCTGTTTCTTCTAATACTTTTTGTGTAGGTCTATAGTTTTTGGCAAGTGCTAAATCTCCTTTATTTTTTTGAAATACATCATATCCTCTATCAAAGGCATCTTTAAAAGACTCTCTCATCATTTTACCAAAGTCTTGTAATGCTTCTGGAGTCAGTCGTGATGCATAAACAGTTAACAATTCTTCTGTATTATTTCTAACAAGGTCATACTCTCCAATAATATCATTAAGCTCTTGATCTGTTGCTTTAAATGTTTTTTTAAAATCTGTTTTAAATTGATTTAATGCTTTTTCATTAGGTCTATTAAATTGAATATTAACTATCTCTTCATCGGACATAGTATCTTCTAAAATATTTTTTCCTTTTCTATCTTTAAGAAATTGACCTGTTTTTTTATCTAATACTTTAGCTTTTTCTGGTAACTTACTACCAGGTTTTAAATCTTTAAATTGACCAAAACCTGCTCGATAAGGAAGATTGGTCATAGGATCTGTCTTTGGTATTTTTCTTACATCAAAAAGATATCCTGGTTTTCCTTTTTGAATATCTTTAATACCTTCCGTTTTTTTTATATTAGGAGTTAAATAATTGTCACTCATTAAAAAATCATTTAATTTTTTATCTAATACTTCTCTAGTTCTCTTATCTGTTTTACTACCATACGCTTTTTTTGTTTTATCTTGTATTTTACCTGCAATTTTATCTATTCTTATCATTGCATTTTCTGCTACATTGGTATCTCTCGCAACTCTACCTTCCATAGTTTTTTCTATATCAAAACCTGCTTGAGGTTTAGGACCTCTTGCTCTTAAAGGTTGTGATATGTATTTATCAGTCCATTGATTAAATTTACCTGTTATAGCTTTACCTGTTCCTGTTTGATTTCTTATTCTAGAAATAGTCTTACCTGCAGCACCTAGTATACCTGTAAAAGCAACTCCTTCTATTCCAAATTTTAATCTGTTTAATAATTCAGTTTCAGGATCTTTTTTATCTCTATCTAACGCGGTAGGTCCACCTACCAAATCTCCAAAGCTACCCGCTTCTGCAACATCATCAACAAATAAACCTTCAGCTATTCCTCCAAGACCTGCACCTGTTCCATAAGCAATAGTTTTTTCTAAACCTGTCGCTGATTTAGAAAAAGCTGCATCAACTAACTTTGTTTCTGGTCTTGTTAATTTAGTACCTTTTAATTTTTTTTGAATAGCTTTAGACATATCTCCACCTAAATCTAAATACTTATCACTTCTTTTTGCTATTAAAGCTCCTTTAGCTAATCCACTTCCTACTTTAAAAGCTAATCCTGCAGGAACACCAATGTTAACAATAAGCTCTGTAATTTTACCTGCTGTAGTCGCTTCTGCATATTCATCAAAAGGATTTATCTTTGCAAAAAATTCCTCTACTTTAGCAACTTTGTTGGTGTCAGCTCCTAAATCTAATAATGTAGCACCAAGTGAAACAAAACCTTCCGGAATTTTAAATAGACCAGATCCTATTCCAGCTAGTGCTGAAAGAAAAGCGTTGGGTTTACTATTTTCTGCTGCTTCAGGAGTAAGATCGTTTTGTTCTAAATCAGCAAGTGTAAGTGATGCCATTTGTTACTCCTTATAATTGATTTATATCAATTTGTTTTACGTCATTTCCTTTTTTAAAGTAAACTCTTTTTCCCTGATTTGATGTAACAATTGTAACTCCTGGAAGTAAGTCATCAAGTTTAAAATCACCTAAATTTCCTACATTTTTTATATTTGCATCTGTGTCTAATTTAATATCTAAAAAAGTTTTTAAAACTCTAGAACTAGATCTGTCCTTACCAGTTCCTTTATAAATTTCTTTTGCTATGTAAGTTAATGCATCACCAGTTTCCATATTTTTAATATTTGAAGCCTCTTTTAAAGCAGCTGATTTTGCTCCTAATTCAAACATCACCTTTTCTTTCATAAGATCAATGTTTTCTTTTGATCTTTTACCTGCTATCTTATCTTTAATATCTAATGTACCTGCAGCTGTTTCTATTTTTTCTAATCTACTTGGTCCTGCTTTAGATTCGTCTTCCATAAATTTAGCAATTCCAGATCTGACATCTCCTTCTTTAAAGAAAGCCGCTGATGCTCTACCAAACATATCTCCTAAATCTCTACGTCTAGCTTTATCACCACCTAACATTTTAATATAATCTTCAACTGTATACTCTACTGATTCTTCTTTTTCAGGTTCTGGTGGTAAAATTTCAGGTTCTTTTTCAGGTTCTTTTTCTTTTGGTTTTTTTGATGATGGTGTTGCAAATTCATCTACAATATTTTCGCTAACAACTTCACTAGTTGCAGTATCACTTGTATCACTTTTTGTTCCCTCACCTGGTAAGCTTGCCATAGAAGTATCGCCAGAAATTATGTTTTGATATAGTTTTAAAAATTCAGGAGTAGATGTAACATCTCCTTCAGAAAAAGCTCCTCTACCACTAGCCACACTACCTTTTCCAGTTTGATCTAAACTTATTGGACTGTATGTTCTATTAGGGTTAAAAAGTGTTGTTAAATCTTTTCCTGTAAATTGACCACCAAAATCTAATCCTCCAAATTTAGGATTGTTTCTAATAAAATTTACGATTTGTGCTCCTGTTATTCCTGCTGGGGCAGCACTATAATTAGGACCATAACTACCTGTTCCTCCACCTCTTTGATAACCAACTCTACCACCTAATTCATATCCTAAACCCGAAGCGATCCCCGTTCCATAACTTGATACAGGTCCTCCACGAAACATTGGTCTTCTTAATATTTTACTCATTATCCAAATAATCCCAGTTTAGATCCAATACTAGCGATACCAGTACCAACACCTAAAGCTGTAGATAATGGACTAGCTGGTGCTGCTGGCGCAGCATATCCTACTGTTTGAGTAGGGAATGCACCTGGTTGAATCTGTGCAAGTTGTTGTCCTACTAAACCTAATCTAGTGAAAGGTTCAAATTGTGCTTCTCTTGCTGCTGCCGAAGCTGCGTCTAATCCAGCTTGAGTTTGTGCTTGGCCTGCTTGACCTAATTGTGTTTGATAAGTTCCAAGTCCTTGTCTTGCAGCTAAATCTTGTGCCGCTGCTGCTTGTGCTTGTTGAAATCCTTGTTGTAATAATTGTGCTTGTAATCCTGCTCTTTGCATTAAATTTCTTGAATCAAATTCTGCAGCCATAATACCTTCTCGTCCACCACCATAAGCTCCAGATTGAATAGCTCTATCTCTCATACCTGTTCTGTTAATTGCTGCTTGTCTATCAAATTCAGATAATGTTGTATCAATAACTTCTTGTTGATACGGAGACATAAATTGTTCGAACGCTTGTGGTCCTGTAAGTGAACCTAATCCACCAGCCGCTGTCCGCGCTTGTTGTTGAAGTGCAGACTCTGCTGCGATCTGCGGTGCGTATGCCGCTGTGTTTATTTGTTGACCAATTAATGGTTCTAATTTTTTAGTAAATGCTGTAAGTGCACCTTCTAATATCGGTGCGGGTAATACTTGTGATATTGTAGTTGGTTCTGCCATTATGCTCTTGCCTCTAGGTTATGCATTAAATTATACATGCGTTTTGCGCCTTTATTTACGCTACCACCACCAGCTGCTCTAACAGCATCGGCAGTCATTACAAATTCATTTTTGCTTAATCTTGCAGGGACGTCGTCCGCTCTCTCTTTGGCACCAATAGGTATGAAACCACCTGTTCTCATATCCATTTCTTTACCACCTAAATTCATTATACCACCATCTTTAAAAGAAGCAAGTCCACCTTTAGCCTTTCTGATGTTAGGTCCAGTTCGCATTTTATCTACGTCTATACCTACCTTCTTTAATAAATTATCAATACCTTCAGCTGCAGGCTGAAGTTTATCAATAAACTTAATAAGTTTAGGATCTTTTGTTACTTTATAATCTTTATCTAGTTCTATTAAATTTAATTCTTTAATAAGACTGTTATAATCATTTTGTGATATTTCTCCACTATCTTTTAATTGTGGTAGATAAAGTTTATAAAATTCTGCTTTTCTATCTTCAGACATTACATCATCAACATCATTAAACATGGCATTAACAATAGCCATTTTTTCAGACTGGCCTGGTTGAACAGTAACTTCTAATTCATCAACTAAAAACTTTTTAGGTTCTTTTGCTACATTCTTAACAGCCTCTGTAATACCACCAAAAGAAACATCACCGCCCATATCAAAACCTAGTCTTGCTATACCACCATCTTTTAATCCTAATTGACCTAATGTTTCATCTATAATATCTTGTGTAAAATCTGCTCTTGTCATTGAAGCAATGATAGCTGATCTTCTAGCCTCATCTGATGCTTCTCTTTGTTCACCCGCTAATGCGTTGAATGCGTCTAATTCTGCTTCATAATCTTGTAATGCTTTTCTAGCTGTAGCTATACCTAAATCTGCAGAACCTTGTGTAAATGGAATTGAAGCTGCTTTTAAACCTTCCATACTAAATGGATTTTGTTTTCCTGCAGTCATAATAGTATCAATTGCTTCAGCTCCTTTACTTAAACTTCCAAGACCAAAGTCTGCTGCTTTAGTTAATAAACCTCTATCAGCTAACATTGTAGCCTGATCTCCTAATGCTGAACTAGCAAGATCTATATTACCAGCAGCATCAGCTAAAGTTGCTTGTTCTCCTAATTGTAAATATTCTGGACTTCCTGCAGTAGTCATGCCTTGAAAAGTTTCTGCTGCACCTGGAGCTGTAAGTGCTCCTTGTAATCCAGCTAGTCCTAAAGATAATGCAGAAAAGTCTCCTTCCTCTGCTCCTTCTTGTGATAATTGCGATGCGAGATTAATACCACCTGTTAATGCACCTCTTCTTAATAGAGCTGTAATACCACTACCACCTGCAATTCCAGCTGGTAATAAATAAGGTGCTACTGCTGCAGCGTAAGGTAAAAATGGTTTAATTTCATTAGGTACAACTTTATTAAGTACCTTTGCTACTGGTTTAGTTATTTTTTTAACTGCTCTTTTTGCTGATTTAAATAATCCCATAACTCTTAATTTTACTTGTTTTTCCTACTTCCGTCAATCGCTGATATTTGTAGCCGTTCCTAAAGGTATTGATTCTACAGTTACATGAACATCTCTTTTGATATGGCTTGCTTCTGTAGATGTATTAGGATCTTGAACATCCTGCAACGCTTCAGCATCAGAGTTATACTCTTTACCAGTAACTGTGTTTGTTAATGTTACTTCTGTTTTAGGTGTAATAATAGGTATTCTTTTACCATCTATTACTTCATACCTTACAGAAGCTTCTGTTTCTACAAATGACATTATCTGTCCTCCCTGTTGATTTCTAGTATTGCACAAGTTCCTTCAAATATGTTTCCGGAACCTGCTTGTAATTGTAATTTATCATTTTCTTCTAATATGATGGATCCATCAGATATAGATTTTGAATCTCCAGAGTTTACTGTGTGTTCTGCAAACTGATACGATGTTGATGCAGAATCATCATATATAAAAGCTTTTATTTCAGTGTTAGCTGCACCTACATTCGCTGTGTGAATATTTTGTACAATAGCTCTTGAGTTAGATGGAACAGTATAAATGTCTGTGACATCAGTAGTTGTTAAATCAAATTGTGCGTTTTTATAAATATTAGCCACGTATTCCTCCAGAATTGAACCAAGTAAATCTTTCAGATTGTTCTTTTAATTGTGTTAAATATGTTGAGTTTAATTGTTCTATAATATTAGTCAACGCTCTGTTAATTTGTCTTTGATTATCTTCACTATATTCTTTTTTAGGTTCAGGTAATCTTACTACTACTTTTGTCATTATCTTCTTCCATCTGGTTGTAGATCAACTTGAAACGTACCAAATCTCCACGCTTCACCTGATCCTGTGTTTTCAATTTTAATACTGGCGTATCTTCCTCTTGCTCTTGTATCTACTTTATTCGTAGATGAGGTAATTGTAAAGGGACTTAATGTTGAATCTGATAAAGATTCAGCTGGAAAGTCAGTAATTCCTATTGTGACTTGATTGTTTCCGGTTAAAACTTTGAAGTTAGGTAAAAATCTTCTCATAGCTAAAAAGATTTCACTTTGATCTTTTTGTAAAGAAAAACTAAATGATTGTACAAAAGATGTTAAAGTTGTTGTACTACCATCAGGATTAATTTGATCAGTACCAATCTCATGTTCAAACAACACACTTTGACCTAATCCAGTTTCACCTACAACAACCGGAAAAGTTCCTGTGTTAGAACTGTTAAATGCAGTTGCATAAGGTTTAGGGTAAATTAAAGAATCAATCCAAGTTGTTCTAATTGAATTTGTATTTGTGCCTCCATACCAATTACCCATAGGTAATCTAGCATTATCTTCACCATAATTATAAGCAACATATCTATTATTAAAATCAGAACCTGATGTTGGATACCACCATGTTACTTCTGTAAATAGATTATTTATACCAGCATTAATTTGTTGACCTTTTGTAGTATCAATATTGTCATAAACATCATCTTCTAAAGAACAAGGTAATGAGTTAACAGTACCATCAAAAGAGAAGAAACCATTTGTACCCATCCAATACGCAACACCATCAATTTCAATTGCAGCGTTCTGTCCTATTAATCCACAGTTAGTTCCAACTTGTTCAAAACCAAATGTAAAAGGTGCACCCACAAACTTCATTGTGTAAAGTGAGTTATCAGTCCACACTAGAATATTTTCTTTTGCAACTAATGCTCCCATAATTTTTGTACCATCTTGTAATCTTTGTGTTCCCGCTGTATTTGTTGCTTCTGGCACATATGCATTTATATTTTCATCTTCAGAAAATCTTATAAACATATCATCTTGTGTATCTGGAGATCCAATAGTTGTTTCAGTTCCAAAATGAATTAAATGTCTTGTTGTTGGAGAAACTAAAGTTGATCTTGTTGCTGTTGGGTTATTTGTTGTTTCAAATCCAGAAGTTGTTGTTGATGCTCTTGTTGTAAGTCTAGCCGCGATCCCTGAATTCCATGTAAATGTTTTACCATTCAATATTGTTGCTATAAGAACTTCACCAAAATTACTTAAAGACCATAAGCCTGGTTCAAGTGTAACAGTTGATGCTTCAACCGCATCACCCCAACCTGTCCAGTCTGTTGCATTAGTTACTGTAGTGCCTGTTGCTGTAGATGATGGAGCTGTTGTTCCATTTGTACTTCTAGTACACCCTGTTAAATCATTTCCAGCTTTACCTGAATAAGTAACTAATTCTGAAGTAGAAGCGTAATTACCAGAAGAAAAATTACCAATTAAAACTGTACCTGATGTTGGAAAAGAACTTGCATCAGTTAATGTAATTGTTGTGTCAGCTGCTACAATACCACCGTTTAAAGTTGTAGTTGCAGAACCTGTAACCGTTCCACCATAATTACCAATACCAAATCCATATCCATAAGATTGTGCAGCAGGACCAACAGGTTCATAAGGTTTTAAAGTTATACTACCCCCTGTTGCAACAGTTCCTGTTGCGTTTGAACTTTGTGTAATTGTAAAAGTTGTAGGTGTTGGAACTGAAATAACTTGAAAGTTTTTATCTTCAAAATCTGATGCTACATAACCTGTACCACCTGGTAAAGTTACACTATCAAATAAAACTATATCACCTTCGTTTATTCCATGTGCTGATGAAGTTGTAATGGTGCAAGTTGCTGAAGTGTCTACTGTTGCAATAGTTGCACCAGTAATATCAGCTTTTAAAGGTGTAATGTCAAAAAGTTGTCCTTCAAAATATACAAGTAAAAATTTATCTGTACCAATTGCAACATATCTGTTTCCATCATTGTCAACAAAAGGTAACATCTTTCTTGCTACACCAACGATAGTATCATTAATTAGAGATTGCCAACCACCAACTTTTTCTGGCAGGCCATATCTAAATCTTACATTATCAGAATCAACCCAACGACCTTCAGCGCCGACAGCTGTGTCTTGTTTGTCTATTCCAGGTGCGAATTTAATTTTGGTTAGAGCCATGTGTTAGCTCCTATGCTGTGTTTGTTTTGTAAGCCCAGCCTCTTGTTGCATCTACATATACTAATGTCAAAGCTTGACCATTTGTGTTTAAAACTAAATTAGAAGCTGCTCCATTAATAGGTTCGCCATTTCTATCAAATGTTAAATTGTTTGATCCAAAAGTTCCTCTTGCATCTACAACTGTAACTTCATCGCCTGTAGATGGTGAAGTGGGTAATGTGATTGTAATAGGGTTAGCTGTTGTATTTGCTAAAATTTGTGCACCTGCAACTGTTGTGTATGGTGAATTAGAATCAGTTATAGTTACATAACCTTTTTCAATAATTCTTGTAACTGTATTTGTACCATCAGAAACACAAAGTAAACTTGCTCCTGGTGGAACAGGTTGAGCTGTGCCTGATGCTGTTAAAACACTTAATGTTCTATTAGATGTACCTCTAACTGTTTCATCACTAATAATAAAAACTCTTTCAGAGCCTGATGGCATTGTTAAAGTTCTGTCACCAGCTAAAGTTCCAGATAGTTTTAAATAAAAGTTTTTACCATTTGATGTTGCACCATCTGTTAAATCTAAAGTTATATTAGCTCCAGCCATATCTATTTCGATATAACCACTAGCGCTTTGTTCTAAAATTTGTAAGTTAGTATTTGTGATAGTACCCCAAAGACCAGCTTTTTCGCCGGTTGCTACTATCTCTAATTTAAGGTCTGATGAATATGTTGATGCCATAATTTTAACTTGGATCTATTGGTGTCCAAACCATATTTGCTCCCGGAATAATATCATTCCATGTAATTATACCTACGTCATTTGTAGCCAACGTTAATGGTGAACCATTAGGTTGTACAAGTGCCGTTCCTGTTACTGTAACATTTCCAGTTGCTAACGTCAATGGATTTGCTGTGGCTGTTGCATTTGCATCAGCTGTAACTGTAATTGTACCAATACCTAGTGTTAATGGGTTTGCTGTTAAAGCTATATTAGCTTTACCTGTAATAGTTAAAGTACCAATACCTAAAGTTAATGGATTTGCTACTAAATCTTCTGTAATTGAATCTGCTATGATACCTACACTACCAATTGAAAGTGTTAATTGGTTTGCTGATATAGATACATTTACAGCGTTATCGGGTCCCGATGTAGCGAAAGGTAATGCTGATATTGCGTCAAATCCTAAACTCATAAATAATCCTTAAAAGGAGGCTGTAGGTATGGTGGAGTACAGCCCCCATCTAAAGATTATATCACTTTTTAAACCAAGCGGGAAGTCCTAAATGCGGTCTTCGATCATTTACATTTTGAGCAGCATCTTTGGATTTTTGATCATTATAGTGTAAAAATACTTGAGCACAGTCGTTACCTTGAAACTCTTCTCTCCAGTGTTCTAATTCCATACCTTTGTAAACTAACATATCTCCAGGTTTCAAATTAACTCTAACACCTTTGTTTTGGCTAGATACAGTTATCTTTTTACCATCAGGTATACCCACATTCTTTTTAGGTTCTAAATAGATTGGCCATGGATCACCACCAAGATTTAAAGTTGTAGATATTTCACAACTAAATCTATCTTTGTGTCTATGCAACACATCTCCTGTTTTATATATTCTTGCATAAGAATATGTTGGATTTAACTTAAGTCCTGTTTTCTTTTCCATAACAGGTAAGGTTCTCATTAACAAAGTTTCCATAGCTATATCTGCATAATGCGAATATGTATTTGGAACTTGTGAGTCTGACCACGTTCCCCATTCCTCTGTAAAATTAGAGATATACCTTTGATCAAATAAAGTTCTTGCAACAGTTCTTTTAAGTAAAAAATAATTGTAAACAAATGTTGCTATTTCTTTAGGTACAGCTTCTTTAATAACTATATATTTATTTTTTTTGAAGCTCATCTTTTTGACTCCTTTCTTTTGATATTGCTGTTTCAACAACTTTTATATTCCAATGTATAAATCTAAAAGGTTCTAGTCCTGCATCAACTGCAAACTCGTGAGGGACATAACCTGGAAAAATAATCATTGTTCCTGGGTTAGGTTTATAATGAACTTGATTTGTACCCATTGTAATTTGTGATTGATTTTTTAAAGGTAACTTTGTCATCTCTGCACCAGGTCTTGGTTCATGGAATATTGGATAAGATGTTTTCTCACTACATTTTAAGAAATAAAATCCTGACACATGTTGATTCCAATGTTGATGTG